CTTTTTCTTCACCGGCTTCCGGTGCCCCTTTGTAGTTCTCTAAAGAATAGGGGTCGGTTGCCGTTTCAGAAGTGGCTTGGTCGGTCGTCTGGTTTTGTGTTTCTTCCATTGTATTGCTCCTACCCAGTCCTCAAATCCGGACCTGTAACCATTGGGGTGTTTGCCGGCGGGGGTTGCATTCCTGGCGTCATGGGAGGGTTTGAATTTCCCATAACCGGAGGAAGGCCCGCGGCTCTCAATGGGGGAGGCGGTGATCCGCCTGGGGGCGGACTCGCTACAGGACCAGGCATTGGGGGTGCTGGTTTTTGTGGGTTTAAAAAATTTTCGTGTTGTTCCACGTGAAAATCTACGGACCGGCGCTGGGCTGGGGTCATCTGGCGATAGCGTTCGGATTTTCGGAATCGATTGTGGGAATCGATGTGGATAAAATGGTCTTCAAAAGAATAAGCTTCGAGGGACGGAATTTCGATCGACTGTCCGGTGGCTGGGTCCGTGATACCATGATCGGGCATGGGGATAAGGCCCTCACCGGTCATGAACATTTTGTTTTCTTTGTCGGCACGGCTGGCGTCTAAATTGACATCTTCAAAGATTTCGTTCAGATTTCCGTATTCCAAAATCTGTAAAACCTTCTTTTTAACCTTCGGGTCGTCTTTATCCCCGAAAAGACCGGCATTATAGTCGTCGACCACCCGCTCTTTTTTGATTTCGTTATGGGCGGAGATTAGATTTTCGGATTGAACACGAACGTTTTTATTAATCGACTGGATGTCTTCTTTGCTGACGGTAACTTCTTCGATGTCGTAAACCGATTCACCAACAATTTGGAAAGTCCGTTGCTCGTCCTGGTTTTCGGCATAGAGTTCCAAAATCATGATGCCGAGTTCTTCCAGACCACGAAATAGGCGCAATTTTGTTGGGGCCAAGCGGGTATCGTCTTGTTCTTGAAGAGCGTTTAAAGCAGCCCCAGACTTGACGCCCGCCGGGGCCCGGCCTTGGGAGACTTCGTGCTGACCGGAAATATCTTCAAAATTTTTGTCGTAAATTTTTAAAAGGTCGACCACGTAACCAGGAAGAGAGGCCGGGTTTAATTGTTCGGGTTTAAAGCCCTGGGCAAATTCAATGATTTCATTTCCAGAATCGTCGTACGCTTCGGCCGCCATCTGGTGGCCCTTGGGGGCCATGAGTTTGACGTTTCCGAAAAAGTTGGCGTTTTCTAAAATTTGAGAGAGAGTTCGGTTGTAGGCTTTTTGGACGGCGATTAATAATTCAGTAGTCGCGATATCCCAAAAACTTCCACTCACGGCGATGTCACCAAATTTGATGAGGGGATATTTTGCCCCGCCGAATGACATTTCCGGGGTTTCAAGCAAAACTCCGCCGGCAGTCACAGTTGCTTTCCCTTGTGGGAATTTTGCCGATTTTTTCTCGAAATAAAATTTAACCGTCGCCATTTTTTCATCGGCGACTGACTCGGGTGTGAAGAATTCTGTTTTGTTTCCGATGAGAGATAAAAGTCGACGCTGGTAATAAGCCCGCTGCGAAATATCTTTTTCTGCTTTGACCTGTCCCCCTTTTTCCGGCCACCGCTCCTTAATTTCCTCCAAAGTCATGGCCTGCTGGATGATGATCCAGTTGGATTTTTGAACCGAGGTGGAAACCTGGTCGTTGATGACGTCAAAAGACGGGATAAAATCGACCGCCACATCCCCCATGGCAATGGTTCCGTCCGGGATTCGTTCTCCTTTTTCGTCTAAAATAAACCCGTTTTCGTCAACTTTGTAGTTCTCCTGCCCGGTGAGCTCGCCCTCATGACGCTGGTATTTGGTGATTGGGGGCCCTTTGTTTGGGTCCCACCGGGGCATTAAAAATCCTGACCCCGCGTCACAGAACCAACTGACGAGCTCTTCCATCTTTAAAGGCATCCGCTCATTTTGCCAGACCCAGTCCAAAATCTTCGTCCCAGTCCGGGCCAAATCCTTGTCTTCTTCGGTCGACCCGGCCGGGACATTTTGCAATCGGGGGAGGTCTTTGATGATTTTCGCTACCCGAGTCTGGTGGATACCGTTCATTTTGTTGGCAACAATCCGGACCCGATCTTCAGTCTCGGCCGGAACAATGACGGCTTTGGATGTGGAGGAAGTTTGGACGTACTGAAGCCCACGTCGCATTGCGATGTTGAGAAACCATTGACGGTGAAACCCCTGTAAAGTATTCTCGGCCGCCTTGACTTTCTTGTCGACGTCAGCGACCAAGTCTTCTTCAGTCTGGGGTTCAGAATCTTCTTTTTGGAATAGTTGTAGGACTTTTGCTAACATTCGTTAACATCCAAACAACCTCCAGGTAGGTAAATTCGGTGGCCCGGTGAACCTGGCACCGGCTTGGTGAGCGTCCCCACTCCACCGAAACTTTTTAAATTTCTTCTTCGCCGGGCTCCATTTTTCCCTTCATCTTGTCCGGCATTTTGTCTGACTTACCCATGGGCTTTCCTTTTCCCACGCCGATGATTAAAGCCATGCTCTTGTCATGCGCATCGTCCCAAGATTTGATTTTATTTTCCTCTTCTTCTTGGTCTTTACGCCCTTCGTATTCAGTTGCCTTGGCCTTATCTTTCTCACTCATTGGGTCAGAAAAAGGTTCTTTTTTGTCCATTGATTTGTCCCCACCCATGACCAATTCTTTGGTATCGGCAATGGCCTTTTTCTGGGTCTCTGGATCTAGGGAATCAAAGGTGTCTTTTGAAATGTAGTACATGGTTTCTCCTTGTTAAATTCCGTGGGCGATACATTGGACTTCCCTCAGCGTTCCGCTCAAGTTGGTCGACGCCGCCACTTCCCCGCTCTTCACCGCATAAACAATCTGAAAATCATCGTTGTCTGCCAAAGTCCCCAGGTTCACGGTCATGTTGGTTGTATTGACCAGCCCGGTAACGGCGAGGTTCGCTGCATTTTTGGTAATTTTCAAAACGTCGGCTTCAGCCGGGGTCTTCAAGCTATTATGCAAACCGACCTTGGATCCAATCCCGGCAACGTGACGCCAGTTGGCAGGCTGGGCCGCCGACGGTGTAATGGAGGTAATCGTATCGAAAGGTTTGGAACCGTACTTCACGGCGTAGGTGGTGTCGGGAACGTCAGTTAAATCCCCAGCTGAGAACGAGATGGTTTCATTCTGAGCCGCACCCTTCCAGGTACCTACAATGGCATAATCCGCCGCGTTCCCCGTTGCCGTACCACCGGTGTTGTTGTTGATCCCTACACACACGTTCCGGCCCAAATCGGGACTTGCCGCAATGGTGAAGGCCGTCGTGTTATTGGCTGCCGCTACAGTGGAAATTAAATTGGCGTTCGTCGGGATCGTCGTCGAGCTCGCTCCCACTTGGTTGGTGGTCACCGATCCCTTGATGTCAGACCCGCCCTCCGTCACTTCCAGGCTCCCGCCTGCCGGACCCGGGTCTAAAACCTGCAGCTTAGAGTTGTCGTTGTCGAAAGAAAATAAATATCCCCCGTCATTCCCAATGACCTGAAAGGAATGAATTTGGCTCAACCCCACCATGGCAGGGGTCAATGCTTCCCCACCGGAAGGATAAGAGCTGTCAAAAGCTAAATTAAACCGAGCCTCACGATAAAAAGCCCCGGTACTTCTTTCAAGATTTGATACGGCAAGTGTCATAGTTTTCTCCTAAAAATGCTTTCCTAAAACAGGATCAAGGACCGGCTTTTTATTCCCATCCTCAGACTTGTTTTCTTTTTTGGTTTTAAAATCTTGTGTCATGGTTCGATACTCTGTAAAGTCCCGTGCCATGAGCTTGTCTGTTAAATTCTCCACTACCTTTTTGTTAAAAACCTCTCTCCATGCAATGAACCCCAACAGCATGAAGATAACCAACCCTAAAACAATTAGCTCTACCATGTACCCCCCAAGGTCTCATCCCTCATAGACCCATTCCTCTGTCTCATGAGTGCACGTCTCCGCTTCTCCTGCCACTCATGCACCTTCTGCTCGGAGGTCTTCGGGATGTATTCGTTGTTCACCACCTTCGCCGCCGATGGTCGACTCATGAGAGCGTACCTCACCATGTCGTAACAATCGTCCCCGCCATACCGATCGTTCTCTGAGGCATCCATTTTCAGGACGTCTTCGGGCCTCTTTGGATCGTGTATTAAGCGGGGAAGAGTTTCGATTGTCTTGTGACAGGTATTGAAGATCTGCAAACGTGGCCCTGTCATGCCGGATGGTAACTTCTGCCATGCCAAATACGAGCGGACTTGTGCGGCTCCCTGTACTCGGTCCGTATTGGCCTCGCTCAGATAGAGCCGCATATTAGGGGGGAGAGATGAAAATTGTTCCGCGATTGTCGGACCGCCATCCCTACCATGGGACCAACAATCCTTCCCGGCAAAGATAGCCGTTAACTTCTTCGTGTCTTTGTGCTCCCAGATAAGCTGGGCTAGTTCGTCTATCCTTAACCCAGGCTCAATGATTTCCCGGTACAGGTACGTACGCCCTGTCTCGTCTGATGCAAACCAACCAAAGGCGGCAGGATGAAAGAACCCTGGATCGAACGCAGCAAAGCGTATCCAATGATCTGGTATATCAAACGGCTTACACGTGTGTACCTCATGCCTCCACTCGTTGAAGAACTGACCAGCAAACACGTCCCAGTCCCCGTCTAAATACGCACGACGTAGGGTCTCATTAGGTTCCGCTTCTAGGCGATTGAGGTATTGAGGGTTATTCTGGATAAGGGGTGGGCAGTCATAGACACGGGCAGAGATGAACTTGTAGTCCTCTGGCCTCTCCATAGGTTTGAACTGACGGTTGATGAATAGACGCTTGAGCCAAGCATGACCTACACCTCCGGGATTGCCCGTCAGTAAGATAACTGGCTTGACACCTGGAATAGAAGTACGGCTACACCCAGCCAATGTCTGGAATGTTCCCTCGTCCCATTGCCCTGCTTCCTCCACTCCTATAATAGGGTACTCTCGCCCCTGGTATAGCGTGACGTCGTCTGGGTTCTGAAGATGACAGAAGTCAATACCCCCACCGTCCGGCAACCTGATCTTATGCTCTGACTTGTTGTAGTATTTATTGAGCCATGGGTGCTCGGCAAGTAAAGGCTCAATGATATTCGAGCTTAACTCGGGGTAAGTCTTACGAAAGATTGCAGCTGTAACCTTTTGCTCCATAACACGAATGAGTATGATGTTTCGAAGACCGTAGCTTTTACCTCCGGCCTTGGCCCCACCAAAGAACACTAACGGGTACTGATAACTTGATTCCAAGAACTCAATTTGCTTGTCCGTCAATTTAATGTCTACGTCCATTTTCGACCCAAAATAACAAATGTCGTATAAATAATTTTACGTCGTATAAACCATTAAATACAGTTAAGTATTTGTTTTATATAAATATTATAGTTTACATAATTTTTAATTATACGACCTTCTCAAAATTAACGTCTTGTTTTTCTTCAACTTTTTTTTCAGATTCTTGAGTGTCAGAATATTTGCGAACGATGATAGTTTTGGGGACCAAAGTTTCTCCGTCTGCCCCGGTCATTTCTGACCTCAAGCTGAACTCGTCTTTCTTTTTTCTTTCGAGCAACCATTTAGCCGTTTCAATATCCCCCTCTTGTAGAGCTTTGACGATATTACTCCTAGCTTTTAAGACAGGTTTCTCCTTAAGTGTTTGTTTTCGATCTAAAAACTCAGGATTCTCTTTTTGATAATTATATAAAGTAGCTGGATTTATGTCCGCGAAAAGACAAGCTTCTCGATCACTGCAACCCAAAGAAAAAGCCTGGTTCAGTTTATCGAGGACATCGTCCGTCATAACCGTAGGGCGACCACCCAAATCTTTACTCATGATTTAAGCTACTTACAGATATTTGACAGATGAGAAAAGAGGCCTCAATGTAGATTGGAAGTAACTTGAGAGAAGCAGAAAGGAGTTTAATGACTAATTTGCTTCACATAGCTCCAAAGTTTACGGCCATCTTCTATATAGACCCAGCCTGTTTTACCTGGGAGCTTTCGAAGAAATGGGATTGGCTTTATTTCTTTATGCCAACGCTTGAGAGTTTTCACAGTTATTTTAAAACCATGATGGATTAGAAGGTACTCTGCAAAACCCTTCCACTGTTGAAGAACCATTGGTTAGCTCCTATTCATTTTCTTTATTGTTTC